ACTTTGGTTCCTTCCTCGGAGGGTTGGCAATCCTCGGGTATGGGTTCGCATACAGGGTGCTTGACGCTCAATATTTCGGAGTGGCACAGCGACGCAAACGTGTGTTCGTTGTCGGATACCTTGGAGACTGGCGACCTGCCGCAGCGGTACTTTTTGAGCGCCATAGCTTGTCGGGGCATCCTGCGCCGAGCCGAGAAAAGGGGAAAGAAGTTGCCGGAACAATTGCAGCACGCTTTGGAAGTAGCGTGGACATGACTCAGACATTGCAAGCCAAGAATCCAATGGCGGTGGCACAACCTGTTTATGAGTTGCATAGTCAAGATAGCAGAGTGCGTGAATTGGGAGATGTCTGCTCTACTGTTTCAGCCACATATGGCGCTGGCGGTGGTAATGTGCCAATTACATTGATGCAAGCAATGGCAGTACGCCGTCTAACTCCCGTGGAGTGTGAGCGCTTGCAAGGGTTCCCTGACAGGTACACCGACATCCAGCCCAAGGGCAAGGCAACCCCTGACGGGCCAAGGTACAAGGCGCTAGGAAACTCAATGGCTGTGCCTGTGATGGCATGGATTGGCAAAAGAATTCAAGCGGTTGATGCTTTGCTATGAGACACGCTGCAAGGGTTGACGCAAACCAACAGGCCATTGTTGCCGCGCTGCGGGATGCTGGCGCTTATGTGTGGATCATTGGTTTGCCGGTTGACCTACTAATTGGATACAAAGGGCACACTTTCTTGATGGAGATCAAAACCACCTCTAAAAAGCGTTTAACGGGCCTACAAGCCGACTTTTTCCAAAATTGGGCCGGTGGTACGTTATGCAGGGTTGACAGCCCACAGGCGGCTTTAGACATGATTAGAGGCTTAGATGAGAAGCCTTGAACAAAACCGCATGATGTGGGCAAACTTGGAAGACATTGCCCAACAAGTGGTGTGGTACGGTGTTAAGCTGACAAAAGACGAATGGAAAGATGTTTTGACCGCCGCGCTTAAAAAACAAAAAGTAGTGCCTGGCATTGAAGGCGGCTTTGTCGTGATTGGTGCGCGTACTAGCAAGATGACCGTGCCGGAAATGACCGAACTAATAGAGTTATCCACAGCCTTTGGCACACAACAGGGCGTGAAATTCCGCGCTTTTGTAGACGAATGAAATGCCCTAAATGTGGCGCATGGACTGTGGTCAAAGAAACCCGCGCAGATGAAAACAATAGCCGCCGCCGCCGGATTGAATGCGCCAATATGCACCGATTCACAACCTTGGAGACTGTAATTGCTACAAAAACACAACTACGTCAGAAGCAAAAAGTTGCTGAAGCTAGTGGCAAGCCTTGATTGCCAATGCTGCGGATCAGGCCAAATGGTGCAGGCCGCACATACAAATTGGGGCGGCGGCAAGGGTCGGGGCATCAAGGCAGACGATAATTTGGTGGCTGCGCTGTGCCTACATTGCCATTTTGAGATTGACCAAGGGCCAAATTTGGACAAGAATGAGCGCCAGCAGCTATGGAATCAGGCGCACCAAAAAACGGTGGATGCATTGACTAGCGCGGGCCGATGGCCTAAAGACGTTCCATTGCCTTACAATTAAGAGGTCAACACGCATGGGGATTGACTCTAAGGATTCTTGGGGTAGCGCACAGTCTCCAGCCGTGTTGGTAATCCTGCGAAAGCGGCGCGACGCTGGTGGACGTGTTCCACCTTTAAGTGCGTAGGCAAGTGCCAACAACTTTAAAGGATTGCCATGAAAAACAATGTCGCGGACTTTATTTCGACCATGCTGCACAGCGGCACGGTGACGCATTTCATGCATTTGGCAACCGATTCTTATGCAACGCACAAGGCATTGGGCAAGTATTACCCCGAAATCATTGAGTTGACCGATGATTTTGCTGAGGCTTACGCTGGATGCTACGAAAAAATCAAGGATTACCCCGAAAACTTTCACAACGCCAAAGACCCGCAAAAGTACATGGCAAGCCTAAAAACTTACATCGAAAAAAATCGGGTGGCATTACCGGAAGAATCCCAACTGCAAAACATCGTGGACGAAATTGCCGCTTTGGTTGACGCTACGATTTACCGTTTAACCCTCAAATGATCCGCATATTTGCAGGATACGACCCTCGGGAAGCCGTGGGCTACCATGTATTCTGCCAATCGGTCATAGAGCGCACCAAGGGGCTGGTCAGTATCACGCCCTTATCCGGCAAGCAGCGGGATGGCACAAACGCATTCACTTATCAGCGGTTTCTAGTCCCATTTCTGTGCGGATACCAAGGCAAAGCCATATTCTTAGATGGCAGCGATATGCTGATGCTGGCAGACATTGAAGACCTTGAAAGCCTGTTTGACCCGCGCTATGCCGTCCAGGTGGTCAAGCATGACTATCAGACCAAACACCCGAGGAAGTACATTGGCACACCGATGGAAGCCCGAAATGGCGACTATCCGAGAAAAAACTGGTCAAGCGTGGTGTTGTGGAACTGCGAACATAACCGCAACAGGGTGCTGACACCGGAATTCATTGAGGAAAGCACAGGTGAGGAATTGCACCGATTCCAATGGTTGCCCGACTCATTGATTGGCGACTTGCCAAGGGAATGGAACGTGCTGGTAGGCGAACACGACCATTTGCGGACAAAGATTGCCCACTACACGCTAGGCATACCCGAATTTGACCATTACGCTGATTGCGACTACAGTAAACCTTGGTTCAACACAAAGAGCCGGATGCTAAACGGCTTGATTCACATGAAGGACGCATATGCCGAGCACTAGCAGCAAACAAGCCAAATTCATGGCAGCAGCCGCCCACAACCCTAAATTTGCAAAAATGGCAGGCATTCCGGTAAAGGTAGCCAAGGAATTCAACAAGGCTGACCAAGCCAAAAAAGCGCCGCCGAAGAAGAAATAATGGCTGACTATCGACAATTGGCTGGTGCGCTGACAAATAGCGACACGATACAAGCTACACCGAGAAATCCGGTGTTGGGCGGTGTTGCCGACTTGTTGGGCATGGCTTACAAGCTGCCTGAGATGCCCCGCATGGGCGTGCCTGGCATTGATTTTTTGGCGGCAAATCGCAAAAAAGTGATGGATTTGCTTGGAATGGGCGATGTCCAAAAGACCGCCGATGCTTTGTCTTACGGCAATGCAGTCGGAACAGGCTCGGGCATGACCTACCGCCCAAAGGACGAAACCATTGGTGCTGCGCTGGCAATTGCACCATTTGCTGGCAAAGCAATTCGCGCCACAGAAGGATTGCCGGTGGGCGCAAGCATCAAAGATGTTTCATACCGTGGTCAAGGGCATTTGGCTCCGAATGCAGACACTTATGGCGCAACACTTGATGATTTGACAAAAATCATGCCGGATGATGTTTATTCGGCGCAAGGCAAACAATTGTATGGAATTGGCGATAGGCTAATTGATTCTGAATGGCGCATTGCAGCTTTGAAAGCTAGAGGAAAACCGGATGCTGAAATTGAAATATTTAGAGCAGTTCCCAAAGGTGTAAACGACATCAATAGCGGAGATTGGGTTTCTACAAGTAAAGCATACGCAAAACAGCATGGCGAAAGCACATTGAATGGCGAATACAACGTTGTTAGCAAAAAAGTAAAAGCTAACACTTTGTCAACTGAAGGCTATCCATACGAATATGGATACAATGAAAAAAAGCCATAAAGAATGAGTTTTATATGACTTCAGAATCTAAAGTAGGCAAGACTAGAAAGAAAACGGGTGGTCGCACGGGTGGAACGCCCAACAAGGCCACGCAACAGGCGCGTGAAGCCATTGCGATGTTTGTTGATGGTAATGCCCATAGACTGACCGAATGGCTTGATACGGTCGCTAATGGCGATCCTAAACATGAGATCAAGCCCAATCCGGCAAAAGCGTTTGAGTTGTTCCAATCGGTGGTGGAATACCATGTGCCTAAGCTGGCAAGGACTGAAGTCACAGGCGCTGATCAAGGGCCGGTGGAAATGATAGTGACATGGGCAAACGGGAAATAATCCTGCCGTATAGCCCAAGGGACGCATTTATGCCGTTCCACAACCGCACGACCCGCTGGTCATGTTTGGTTGCCCACCGAAGGGCCGGTAAGACCGTGGCGGCAATCAACGATGTAATCAAGCGGGCGATAACAGAAGGCAACCACAGCGCCCAATATGCTTACATTGCCCCGTTCCGCAGCCAGGCCAAGCGGGTAGCATGGGACTACCTCAAGTATTACGCCGCACCAATCACCAGCACAAGCAATGAATCCGACCTAATGGTGGAACTGATCAATGGCGCAAAGATCATGTTGTTTGGCGGCGACAACGCTGACAGTATGCGCGGAATGGGTTTCAATGGTGTCTATCTTGACGAATACGGCGACTTTCGGCCTAGCGTTTGGGGAAATGTGATTCGGCCTACGCTGTCTGACCGGCTGGGTTGGGCGGTCTTTGGCGGCACGCCCAAAGGTAAAAACCAATTCCACGACATTTACAAGGTCAGCCAAGGCACACCGGATTGGTTTCTGTTGCGCTTACCGGCATCTGTAAGCAAAATCCTGCCTGATTCCGAACTAGAGGCGGCACGGGCGCAATTGAGCCAAGATCAATTTGATCAAGAATACGAATGCAGCTTTGATGCGGCAATCATGGGCGCGTATTACGGGCAAGAAATGCGTTTGGCGCAGGACGAAGGCCGGATTAGGGAATTGCCATTCGATGTCGATGCGCCGGTCTATACCGCATGGGACTTAGGTTATCGAGACGATACCGCCATTTGGTTCTATCAAGTTATCCGAGGCGAGATCAGGGTCATGGATTACTACGCCGTAAGCGGCGCAGGCATTGAGGACATAGCCCAAGTGGTGATCGACAAGGGCTATCGGTACACCAAACACTATCTACCGCATGACGCACGGGCAAAGACGCTGGCATCGGGCGGCAAATCCATTGTGGAACAGCTTGCGGCACACCTTGGCGGCATGAGTAAGCTGGCAATCGTGCCTGAGATTGGCATCCAAGATGGCATCCAAGCGGTCAGGATGGTGCTGCCAAAGTGCTATTTCGACCCAAGCTGTGAGGAAGGGCTAGAGGCGCTGCGCCAATATCAACGGGAATACGACGAGGACAAGAAGGCATTTCGACAAAATCCCCGCCATGATTGGTGCTCACACCCAGCGGATGCCTTTAGAATGCTTGCAGTCGCCTACCGGCAAGAGGCAAGAGATCAAACGCCGCCTAAGGGCAAGACCCTGCAAACCATCACATTGGATGAGTTGTGGGAATATGACACGCATCAACATCGTGGAGAACGTATATGAGCCAGCCAGTAGCAGAAGTCGGTGGGTACAAGAACATCACAGCAACCGGCGCAGTCAGCACCGGCCCTTGCCAATTGATTGGCTTTTACGTCAACAGCACAACCATCGGCACTTTGGTGCTACGCAATGGCGGCGCAAGCGGCGAAGTAATGTCGGGCACGATTACACCCGCCATCGGGTTTCACCGATTTCCTGCCAACGTGGGCGTAAGTCTCTATGCCACGATTGGTGGCAGCGCATTGGACGTAACATTCTTCTTTGCTGCGGGTAGCTGATGGCTTATCAAGAAATGGGTGCATATGAGGGCGATAACCCTGGCCCGTATTGGCACGACCAAATAGAGGCCGCACAAAAGGTCTTTGACAAGTGGGAAAAGCGCGGGCATAAGATTGTCAAGCGTTATCGGGACGAGCGCGATGCGGTAGAAATGCCCCGTGTGCGCTACAACATCCTGTGGTCAAACATTCAAGTGCTGTTTCCTGCGCTGTATGGCAGGCAAGCCAAACCCGAAGTTTCCCGCCGTTACATGGATCAAGACCCCGTTGGTCGGCTGGCATCCACAATGCTGGAACGGGTCATGGAGTACGAAACCATTCAATTTGGCGACTTTGACCAAGCCATGCGCGGCGCGGTGGAAGATCGATTGCTGCCTGGTCGCGGTACGGCGTGGATTCGCTATGAGCCGGTAATCGTTAACGAACAGCCCGAAGTAAGCGAAGGCGCTGTAGAAGTAGAAGAGCCAGGCGAGGCTCAGATTTACAACACGCAAGAAGAACCAACCGAGCGCATTGATGCGGCGCATAGCCCCATCGATTACGTTTATTGGACAGACTTCTTGCATAGCCCAGCGCGCACATGGGACGAAGTATGGTGGGTTTCCCGTGCCGTCTACATGACTAAAGACGAAGGCATGGAGCGTTTTGGCGATGTCTTTGCAAACGTGGGCCTAGACAGCAGCAACACGGACATGGATGCCAAAAATCCAATGACCGCCAAGAACACTTATGACAAAAAAGCCAAGGTGTTTGAGATTTGGAACAAGCGCACCGGCAAGGTTTGCTGGATTGCCAAAGGTTATCCACAGGCGTTAGATGAGCGTGATGACCCGCTGGAACTGGAAGAATTCTTCCCTTGCCCGCGCCCATTGATGGCAACCACCACCACAGGGACAATGATCCCCGTGCCGGACTATGCTGAGTACGAAGACCAAGCGCAAGAACTGGACAACCTGACCCAGCGCATCTACTTGCTGACCAAAGCCTGCAAAGCTGTCGGCGTGTTCAATGCCGAATTCAAGGAATTGGGCCGGTTATTCACCGAAGGCGTGGACAACAAGCTATTCCCTGTGACCGCATGGGCGGCAATGAGCGAAAAGGGCGGCTTGAAGGGCGCTATCGACATGATGGACACCTCGACCATCATTGTCACCTTGCGGGAACTGTATTCAGCACGGGAACAAGTCAAGCAGGCCATCTACGAGATCATGGGCATCTCGGACATCCTGCGCGGCGCATCCAAAGCCCAAGAAACCCTTGGCGCACAGCAGCTAAAGGCGAACTTTGGCAGCTTGCGAATGCGGAGCAGCCAAGGCGATGTGGCGCGGTTTGCGTCTGACATCTTCAAGCTGAAAGCGCAAGTAATCTGCAAGTTTTACCCGCCCGAACTGATTGTGCAAATGTCCGGCGTGATGGACACACCCGATGGGCAAAACCCGCAATTGCTGCAAGCCGCCGTGCAGATGCTGTCCAACAGCACCATCCGCGACTTTCACATTGCGGTTGAGGCCGATAGCTTGGCGCAAATTGATGAACAAGCAGAGAAACAAGGCGCACAAGAGGCCATCCAAGCTATTGGGGTGTTCTTGCGTGAGGCAATCCCCATGATTAGCCAAGCGCCCGAAACTTTGCCAATGGCATCCGAGATGCTGCTGTTCTTGGTGCGCCGGTTCCGCGCCGGTCGCGGGCTAGAAAGCGCAGTCGAACGCGCCATGAAATCCTTGGAAGAAAAGGCGGCAATGGCTAAACAGCAGCAGCCTGGCCCATCACCGGAAATGCTGCAATTGCAAGCTGACCAGCAAGCAGAGCAGATGAAGATGCAAGCGCAAGCGCAGACTGAACAAATGAAACTGCAAGCGCAGGCTCAGATTGAGCAAGGCAAGGCACAACTTGAAATGCAGATTCAGCAAGCCAAGATGCAAGCCGAAATGCAATTGGCGCAAATGAAGGCTGATTTTGAGACTGCCAAGCAAAATAACGAATTGCAGATAAAGGCCCGTGAAATGGCCGGTAAGGAAGAATATGAGCGATGGAAAGCCGAACTGGATGCAGCGACCAAAATCATGGTGGCACGCATTGGTAGCAACCCTGGAGTCGACCTACCGGTCGTTGAAGCAGCGGCTGCACAAATAACCAATGAACTAGGCGCACCAATCATGCAAGCAATGGACAAAATGGCTTTGATGCATGACCAAATGGCAAATATGCATGGTGAAACCATGCAGAACATTGGCGCTGCTATGCAAAAGCTGAACGCACCCAAGCGCGTCATTCGCGGCCCTGATGGGCTCGTGGTCGGCGTGGAGGCCGTCCAATGAGCCTTGTCCTCGCGGATCGGGTCAGACAGACATCCACGACAACGGGATCGGGCACATTCACGTTAGACGGATCGGTCACCGGCTTTCAGTCATTCAGCGCGATAGGCGATGGAAATACGACCTATTACACAATCACGATTGATTCCCAATGGGAAGTTGGCATTGGGACGTATTCAGCAGGCACATTGACCCGCGATACGGTAATTTCGTCTAGCACCGGCAGCAAGATTGTTTTTGGCGCAGGAACAAAAGATGTGTTTGTGTCCTATCCCGCCGGAAAATCAGTAAATCAAGACGCAAATAACCGTGTTTTGATACCTTACACATCAGGCGTTACCAATGTTGGTTCCTTGAATGTAGGAGATGCAACATCACACACCGATTCTGGCGTAATTGCAGGATTTACCGCAAGTGAGCCGCTTTATTTGTACACCAGCCTACAAAACACAAGCAGCGCCAACACATCGTATGCAAGCTATGCGGTCAACGATGGCGGGCACACGGCATATGCTGAATTGGGAATAAACAATTCAAACTATAGCTATTCGGCTGCGGGTTACCCCAACAACGGCTTTTCAACCCCGTTGGCAAGTTTTGTGGAATCGTATGGTGGCCCGTTGGTTTTGGGTAGCTGGGACAATCAAAAAATCAGTTTTATCACTTATGGCGCTGTCAACACGACAGACGCAATGACCATAAACACCAATGGATCGGTTGCATTCAATGGTCAAGTTGGAACTGCCGGTCAGGTCTTGCAAAGCAATGCAACTAGCGCACCAACTTGGGTAACACCCGCTGCCAAATGGGGTGATTGATGTTTGGCTTTTCAGCCTTTGCCGCACTCCCGTTTAGCACTCTTGCGGCAAATGCGCCGCCGCCAATAGTTGAAATTCCGCTTGGCGGGCATTTTGGATTTGATGAGAAAAAGCGCGGAGAACAATGGGATGCTGACCGGCGGGCTGAAGGACAGCGCAAGCTAAAGTTGCGCGAAGCCTTGTTTGGCTTGCCGCCAGCCGAACGTGAAGAAATAACCAGCGCACCAATTCAGGCCATAGAAATTGCCGCCCGTGACCCGATTGACTATGCCGCCATGATGGAAAAAGTAAGGCAGCTTGAATTTCGGATAAGATTGCGGCGTGATGACGAAGAAATCGCACAACTACTGGAAATGCTATGAAAGAAACATGGGTTTTCCCGTCTGACGGCTCCGAGCCGTATGAGAAGAGCAAAGGGTCGCCCGCCGACCGCATGATGGTGTATGGCGACATTGAGCCTTTTCGGTCGCCTGATGGCAAAATGATCATGGGCCGTTCCCAATGGCGCGAACACTTGAAGGCAACCGACACCATTGAGATGGGCCATTCGGATGTCAAATATGCTCAAAAAGAGTGGCAAAAGAAAAAAGAGGCACACACCGCCCGCTTGCGTGGACAAGTGGCACGGGTGCAAGAATTTGACCGTCCAGGCGCACCCATTGCGCCGGTGCAGCGCAGCAACTTGAACGTGGAGATGGCAAATCGGCTGCACAACCGACCGCCGCCTGAGCGCAAGGAAATGATCAAAATGACCCTCGACCAAATGAAAAGGATGAAATGATGGAAAACGAAGTTGTCGCACCCGACACGACCGAATTAGTTTCAACACCCGAAACGTCCACGCCTGCGCCAGCCGAGCCACCAAGCCGTGCCGATACGATCCGCGAGGCATTGGCAAAAACATCATCTGATTCTGCAAACCAAGGCAAAAGCCCAAGCCAACCCCGTGAAAAGGGCAAATTTGCACCAAAATTCCCAACCGGCGAATCTCAAGCGCCCAATACGCCCGAAAAACAACGGGTGGATATGCCCAAATCCCTGCGGTTGGAACTGAAAGACCATTGGGAAAAAGCCCCGCAAGAACTTCAGCAAGCCTTTGCCCAACGCGATGCCGATTACGAAAAAGGCATCAGCCAATACAAATCACGGGATGCCGAAGCACGGGCCATCACCGAGCAATTTGCCCCATATGAGTGGATTCTGCGGAACGAAAACACCACGCCAGCGCAGGCAATTGCTCCCCTTTTGCAGACTGCGGCCTTGCTGCGGACGGGTACACCGGCGCAAAAGAGCCAGGCCGTAGCCCACATGATTCAACAGTTTCAGATTCCAATTGACCAAGTTTCTGCACATTTGGGCGGGACTGCACCAATTCAGCAAGATTCGCATTACAATGAACTCGCGCAACAAGTACAGCAACTGACGCAACACATAACGCAGCAGCAGTACCAAGCGCAGAAATCGAATGAAAACAGGGCACTCTCTGTTATCCAGCAGTTTGCGAGCGACCCCGCAAATATGCACTTTGAGGCAGTCTCCGACCGGATGTTGCAGCTTCTCCAAGCGCCACAGGTTTTAGGTGACACAAGTCAGATGTCCGAACGCGAGAAATTGCAATTGGCATATGACACGGCAGTTAGGCTCGATCCGCAATTAGCGCAAACTTTGTATGCTCAACAGCAACAACAAGCGCAGGCGACAGCCCAAGTGCAAAGAGCGAGAACAGCGGCGGTAAGTGTGCGCGGCGCACCTGGTGGCAGCGCAAACCCCGTCATTAATCAATCGGATCGAAGGGCCGTGATAGCCAATGCGCTACGGTCTTTCGGTTAACTAGGAGTTAGTCATGGCATTCGCAAATGCAAACTACTCGGACGTTTTGGCAACGACCATTGAATCGCGTTCCGGCACAGTCGCCGATAACGTGACCAAAAACAATGCTTTGCTGACCCGTCTGCGTGAAAAAGGACGGTACAAGCCGTTCACCGGCGGTTCGACCATTCTGCAAGAATTGTCGTTCCAAGCAAACTCAACCGCAATGTACTACTCGGGCGCTGAAGTCTTGGACATCAGCCCTGCGGACGTTATCAGCGCGGCTCAGTTCCCCATCAAGCAGGCCGCAGTCGCTGTGACCATCAATGGCTTGGAAATGCTCCAAAACAGCGGCGAAGAACAGATTATTGACCTGTTTGACGCACGTTTGGACGTTGCCGAGGCATCGATTGAGAACTTGATTTCGACCGGTATTTATTCGGACGGCACAGCCAACAACGGCAAGCAGATCACCGGTCTGCAAGCTATGGTGGTCGCTAATCCGGCAACCGGCGTGGTCGGCGGTATCGATCGCAGCACATGGTCTTTTTGGCGCAATCAGACGTTTGACTTTTCAAACGACCTCGGCGTGTCCGCATCGTCTTCTAACATTCAGACCGGTTTCAACCGCCTGTATGCCAAGACCTCGCGTGGTAGCGATGTGGTTGACTTGATCTTGTTGGATAACAACCTGTGGGGATTCTTCATGTCTTCCCTGCAAAACATCCAGCGTTTCCCTGGCTCTAGCAAGATGGCTGAACTCGGCTTTGTTGCAAGCAAGTACATGAACGCTGATGTGGTGTTGGACGGTGGTATCGGCGGCAATATCCCCGCCTCTACTGGCTATTTCTTGAATAGCAAGTACATCTTCTTCCGACCACACACCAACCGCAATTTCGTCCCAATCGGCGATGAACGTATGTCGACCAATCAGGACGCGATCGTTCGTTTAATTGGGTGGGCGGGAAATATGACAGCCTCGGGACTCCAGTTCCAAGGCGTAATGACCGAATAAGGAGAATCATTATGGCTGATTACGTCACCGATGGAAAAATTGGTATTGACCTAACCGCAACCTATGCGTCTACGTCTGCCGGTTCCACTACCCTGTTCCCCGTTACCCCTGGTACTCGGGTCGGCACTTCCAATAACGGCGTGTACATTTTTGCCCGCGCCGAATCCGACATTGCTCAGTTTGATGCGGTGATCATGTCCACATACTCTGATTCGGCGAGTTTGACTCCCGTGATGCGTGCTGTGCCCGTGACCACCACAAATGCTGCTGCGTTGGGTTACAACATGGTTGGCTTTGCACAAACCGCAATTGCTTCCAGCTACTATGGCTGGATCGGCATTAACGGTATGCTGCGCGTCAACTTGTTGATTGCTTGCAATCCTAAAGTGCCTTTGTACACCACAGCGACCGCTGGTAAATTGGACGATACAACCGTATCTTCCGGTTATATCCAAGGTATCGTGGCTAACACCTCGGCAACCTCGGCATCTGCACCATATTGCATGGTCAACAATGCTGGCTTACTGACATCTAACCCTGTCTAAAGCAAACTGATGCCCCGCCAAAGAAGCGGGGTGTCTTTTTGATGAGTTTTTTACCTCTTAAAGTTAACGGTCAATGTGTCGCGGATGACGAGACGTTATTCGCGCATATGGATGCGGCAATTGCTAGAGGCTTTGCACAAGTCAAGCAAGCTGAATCGGAAAAGACCGGCTCGATCTTGCTGGTAGCAAGCGCCCCAAGCGTTCGAGGGCAAATAGAACTCATCAAAAAGATGCAAGCAGCCGGTGCGCCGGTTGTTGCCATTAAGGGCGCACACGATTGGCTAATCGACAACGGCGTGATTCCTGATTACGCCCTAGCAATCGACCCACAAGAGCATCGGATCGCGTTCTACAAGCCTCATAAGGCCGTGAAGTATATGATTGCTTCACAATGCCATCCGGCGATGTTTGACAACCTTGCAGGCTGCGATGTGACCCTGTGGCATCCATACCTGACCAAAGGCCAAAACCGCCCCAAAAACTCTATGCTGATCGGCGGCGGTACAACTTCCGGCTTACGCGCCATGTCGTTGTTCTATGTCCTTGGCTGGCGAAAATTTGAACTGTTTGGCTACGATTCCTGCAATGATGGCGAAATGCTGCGGGTGAATGGTGATGGCCTAAAAGACGGCGACAGCTTGATTGAAGTCAGAATCGACCCTGATGGCGAGACTTTCTATTGCAACACGGCAATGGCTTTGCAGGCCGAGCATTTCCAAACATATTACGACTACTTACCGGATGCGGTGTTCAACGGTCACGGGCATGGGCTGATCCAGGCCATCATTCGCAAAAGGGCAGAAAACATGATGGAACTAGGCGGCATCATCAATACCCAAACGCAGCAAAATGATCGGGTTTCGTTTATTCACTTTGGCGATGTTTGGTCGGCAAGCTGGCGTTACCGCGCAAAAATACCGGCAGGCACATGGGCAAGCCTCAATGACTTGACCGCGGGCACATTGGTGTTTGCCAAACCTCAAGCGCATGAACTGATGGAAATGGCTCGGGCCAAGGCGCGTGGCGCACGGGTCATTGTGGATTTTTGCGATGACCATTTTGATTGGACGCACTATGCCGAGGCGCTGCGGATTGCCGATGTGGTGACTTGTCCAACCCAAGAAATGGCAAAGCGCATCAAGGCATTGGGCAAAGATGCCGTGGTCATTCCCGACCCTTTTGAATACGATCAGATGCTGCCACATTGCAACGGCGTGAATCTGCTGTGGTATGGGCACGCCGTCAACAAACAAAGCCTACAGCGCATCTTGCCGGACATTGAGCATTACCCGCTGCGAGTGGTGTCCAACTTCGGCGGGGCAATCCCTTGGTCGCATGAAACCATGTTGGAAGAATTTGCCCGCGCTGACATCGTGGTGATCCCCGCCACCGATACCTACAAAAGCCCAAATCGGGCAATTGAGGCAACCCGTCAAGGGTGTTTTGTAGTCGCAGAGCCGCATCCAGCATTGGAGGGTTTCTCTGGCATTTGGATTGGCAACATCAAAGAGGGCATTGAATGGACAACACAGAAGAACGTGTCAAGCAATATCTTGGCGGCGCAACAATTCGTGATGGAAAAATACTCGCCGCAAATAGTGATCGATGCATGGAAGACGATTACGAAACGGCCTACAACCTCGGATGCGGAAAAAAACATTGGAACGGCTGGGTAAACGTAGACCTGTATTCCGAAACATCGGACATCAAATGCGACTTGCGTAAGCTGGAACTTGCCAGCAATTCAGCCGATGCGGTCGCCGCCATTCATGTGCTGGAGCATTTTTACGAATGGGAAGTACACGCCCTGCTGTCTGAGTGGATGCGTGTTCTCAAGCCTGGCGGCAAGATGATTCTTGAATTGCCATGCATGGATAAAGTGTTTGCCTACATCCACAATTGCGTGGTGCATAAAGAGCCTTTGCAGCCGTTTATGGTCACCTATGCGCTATGGGGCGACCCCAAGCACAAAGACCCTGCCATGTGTCACCGGTGGGGCTGGTTTCAAAACCCGCTGCGCGATATGCTGCAATCGGTTGGCATGGAACGCATCGAATTCTTTGATCCGCGCTATCACTTTCCATTCCGAGACATGAGGGTTGAATGCTACAAGGTGTCCTAAGTAACGCCGAGCGCCATGCCCAAATGTCGCAAGCGCATGGGCAAATGCTTAAGAAAAGGCCCAAATTTAACGATAAATGGGCATCCATTGTCTGCTATGGCCCAAGCCTTGCGGACACTTGGAAGCTAATAAAACGGCCTATTGTCACGGTGTCCGGCGCCCATGATTATCTTGTCAGGCGCGGAATCGTGCCGGATTTCCATGTGGACTGCGACCCAAGGGAACACAAGGCGCGGATGCTGCAAAACCCGCAGGCCAAGACCATTTACCTGATGGCTACCGTTTGCCACCCAAAATATTGGGAAGTGCTGAAGGGCCGCCAAGTGCGGTTGTGGCATCTGATCAACGGCGATGACCTAGAAACCGTTGCATGGGTGATGCAAAACCATCCGGAAGGCGCAAACAGCATGATTGGCGGCGGCAGTTCGGTCGGGCAACGGGCGATGAATGTCATGGCGGCGCTTGGCTACCGGCGGTTTAACATTCACGGCATGGATTGCTCATTTACAACCGACCGGCACGCTGGGGCACATTTGGGCAAGGAACAAGCTAAAATTATGGTGAAAGCTGGAAACCGAGTGTTTCAGACCACCAAGCAAATGCTACAGGCAGCGATTGAGATGGAACAATTCATCACAACTCAGGATGCGGAGATCGCATTTTTCGGTGACGGGCTTATGCAAGAAACGGCACTTCAACTAAAGGAAATGGCATGAAGAACGAAACGGCTGGATGGACAAATGAAAGTTTCATGGAGGACAACCGAGGCAAGATGGCGGTGTTTTTCCATGCTGTACAAATTAAGAACAATTACAAATCGGACTTGGAAAAACGCCCAATCTTTGAGGAACGCATCTACTTGAAGAAGCTGGTTCCAGGCGATTCCACGTTGGTGGTTGACCGCCCAATGCGCGAAACCGACATGGAAGAATATCCAATTGAGTGGGCGCGGTTTGAGCAAAAGAAAGAGCAAAAATCCGATGGCACTCCGATTGAGGCATGGGCAGCAATCAGCGACACGCAAAAGGCTGAATTTCGGGCGCTCAACATCTTCACGATTGACCAGTTTGCCAAGCTGCCGGATTCCGCAGGCAACAAAATCATGGGTTTCAACGAATTGCGGGCCAAGGCTCAAGCATTCATTGGTGCGGCGCAAGATAGCCAAATGATGGACAAAATCCGCGCTGAGACTGATGAAAAATTGAAGGCCCAAGAAGTTGAAATGGCTGAACTTCGTGCCATGATTACGGAATTGACATCCAAAAAGGCTGGCAGACCTCGCAAAGAAGAAGTGGTGGAATAAATGGCATACACATTACTGCAACTGGTTGACCAAGTTTCGGGCGAACTGGGCTTGTCCCAACCAGCGGCAGTAATTGGTTCCACCAACA